CCTTATATGTAAGTTCTTCTAGTCCAGTTTCAGTAATATATCATACAAATTAATTTTATGTCAAATATTTACGATCCTAACTTTAATAAGAACGTTGTAGAGGTTTATACAGAAGAACCTGGTTTTACTGGATACAAAGGTTTAGATTGGACGAAGTTAGATAGCATAGAGGATATACTAACTGGCGTAGGTGGAAATGGACCAAATTATTATCTGAGCGGAATTCGATACAATACTAGTGGAATCAAAGATGATACAGCTAGCATTGATAGCAAATTGTTTGTCACAGGAGACCCATTTCCAGCTGGTGTTCAAGGCACAATAGTTTTTCAAGCAGATTTAAGTTCTCAATTTGATAATGTTGATATTAGCGGAACAGCAGGAACTAATATTAATGAAATTAAAAATAATTTAGCAGATGGGGTAGATGTTAATGTAACAAATTTTGCATCTCAATCAGCTTATGTTGATGCATTTGGTAGGCAAAGAATTTCAAATCCATTTACTCTTGCAGATTATTCTCATGTTTACGGAGAAGATACAGAATTATTAACCAAAACTAGTGGCACAAATTCTAATATAACATTTTATATCAATCAAGCAAAAGCAGTACTACAAGTTGGAACTGGAGCTAATGATTTTACTATTCACCAAAGCAGAATGTATCATCACTACATGCCAGGAAAAAGTCAATTGACTTTTCAAAGTTTTAATTTTACAGGATATAGAGCTGGCACAAATAAAAGAATTGGTCTTTTTGATGATTATAATGGTATATTCTTTGAACAAAGTGGAGATGGTACTTTATCTCTTGTTTTAAGATCTAATGTATCTGGATATGTATACGATCAAAGAGTTACTCAAAATAATTGGAATATAGATAAATGTAATGGAACTGGAGTTGATCAATTTAATTTAGATATAGCAAAAACACAATTATTTACTGCAGATTTTCAATGGTTAGGAGTAGGCAGAGTACGAGCTGGTTTTGTACATGATGGTGAAGCAGTAATTGCTCATGAATTCTATAATAGCAATAATAAATCAACTGTTTATTGGAGCAATCCAAATTTACCTATTCGTTGCGAAATTAGAAATTACGCCACAGCAGTTGGAACAGATACTATGGATCAAATTTGTGCCACAGTTATTAGTGAAGGTGGGTATAACGAAGCTGGTATTGATTTTAGCGCAAGAAATAATAATCCAATATCAGTAAATAAAACATCAAAAATACCAGTATTAGCCATTGCATTAAAAACTGGTTATTATGGAAAACCAAATAGAAGCGTTGTTAGACCACTTAATGTAAATGCAGCTACATTAGACGCTCCTATAGTTTATGAATTTTGGCGTTTACCAAGCACAGGATCAATTACTGGTGGAAATTGGATTAGTGCAGGTGATGAAAGTGTCGTGCAATATAATGCTAATCCTAGTAGCGTAAATTATACAAGTGGGATAATGATAAACGATGGTTTTGTAATTGCTGGTGGACAAGGAGCAGGAAAATTTTCAAGTCAATCATCTAATCCAGCTATCGGAAGTGCAAAACGAGGTTACATTAGTCAAAATATAGATAGCACAGATAGTAATATTTTCCTTATTGTTACATCAGGAATTAATCCAACTGCAACATATCCTACGAGTACTTTTGCCTCAATTCAATGGCGAGAAACTAGATAATTTATAATATATATTTTAATTTTAAGGTGTAATAATATTTATGGCAAATATTTATGACCCTAATTTTAATAAAAATGTAGTTGAAGTCTACACAGAAGAGCCTGGATTTACAGGCTATAAAGGATTAGATTGGACGAAGTTAGATAGCATAGAAGATATATTAACTGGGGTTGGTGGTACTGGACCCAATTTTTATCTAAGTGGCATTTTAAATACTACAAGTGGTATTTTAAATGATACAATTTCAATTGATAGTAAATTATTTATTACTGGCGATCCATATCCAGCAGGAGTCCAAGGAACAATTGTATTCCAAGCCGATTTAAGTCAACAATTTGATGCAGTAACCACTTTTCCAGAGCAAAGTACTGGCATTAGCAATTTTACAGCAAGTGGAAGTAATGGTACAATATTACAAGCAAATTCAATTCGTAGAGAATTATTTGTTCAAAACTTAGATACTGGGGTACTTTATGTTAAATATGGTTTAGATGCAAATGCTAGTAGTTTTAATTTTGTACTTGCTGCAAATAGTTCAATAAACGCTGGTGACGGTGGAACTTTAAATGATCAAGGTTATTTTGGACCAGTTAGCGTTAGTGGATTATCTGCCCCAAGATATATTAGTTGGGAAAGAACGAATACAGGTAAAAGCCCATTAGTATAATATGGAAATTGATTTAACAAATAATATTATCGCAGCGAAAAAAGGCAAAGCACCTTTAAATAAACCATTTCGTCTTCCCTCTGGAAGCAAAAAGAAATTTGGTGTTTATGTAAAGAATGATAAAGGTAATATTGTAAAAGTTACTTTTGGCGACCCAAATATGTCCATCAAAAGAGACAATCCAGAAAGACGCAAAGCATATAGATCAAGACATGGTTGCGATAGTCCTGGCCCAAAATGGAAAGCTAATTACTGGTCTTGTAAAATGTGGAGCGCAAAACCAGTAAGTAAAATTACTGGAAGCGAAGAAGAAATCAATTTAGAAGCAGAAGTCCAAGGAAAAAGCAAAGGACTCTGGTACAATATTCAACAAAAGAAAAAAAGAATGGGTAAAAATTATCGCCCAGCTCCAAAAGGCTCAAAAGATCGCCCAAGTCAAGAAGCTCTTAAAAAAGCTCAAGCAGAAGATTACTCTAACGAACAATACGAATGGGATGGCGAAACAGAATTTGATCAAAATGAATTAATGACAGCAGAATTAATTAATGCAGAAGAAATGGAATCTCCAGAAGAAGAACTACAAGATTACAAAGAAGATTTTTATGAAATGATAGTTGGCTCAATTAATTCTATTTATCAACATTCAAAAAATATTTTAGATAAACTAAATGATCCAATGGTAAAAGAAAATCTTACTGAACCATTTTTACAACAAATGGCTGCTCTTGCAGAAGACTATATGATTACAATTCATAATTATGTAATGTTTAACAAAGAGAATGAAGAATCAGAAAATATGCAAGAAAGCGAAGCTTCTATGATTTTCAAAGTTGGCGATAAAGTCAGAAATGTAAATGCAGAATGTAAGCACTACGGAAGCGAAGGAATAGTTAAAGAAATTCGTGATCTACCAGAAGACATGGGATATGCAGTTATGTACGAATGTACAAATGATGGATCATCTTGGAAAAAGGGTGACATGCTCGGTAAAACAGAAATTCAATTAGTAAAAGCTTCTTATAATGAAAAATATCAAATAGAAGCAGACGAAGAATACAAAAAAATGATGACCATTGAAGGCGAAAAATTCAATGAGTTCTTAAAAAAATGTATTCCTACAAAAAAAGGTGATGATAAATCTAAATTTAAATCTTGCCTTGAAGACTACAAAAAAAATAAGTAAACTCTGGAACTGGAAAACAAAAACATTACTTGTTGGGGTTGCGTTAATCGTATCTTGGATCTCCTGCTTAAAAATTGGATTTGAATTAAAGAAATATAACTCAATAACAAATCTTCCTAATTCTTGCTTTGTTGATGCAATGATTTATGCTTCTAGATGTAATCTTCTTTTAGTAACTACCTCAGACTCTTGGAATAGTGTTTATGGTTTTACTTTTGGCTATAAAGACGACAAAGAAGCTATCCTTGGTCATGCAGTTTGTGTTTTTGAGTATAATAATAACTTATGGATGTATGATCCTAATTGGGGTACATCTCCAATATGTCAAATTGGAGATAGAAAAAGATACAAAGAAAAAATAAAATTGCATATAAACAAAAATTACCCTATAATAGTAATAGAGGATTTTATGTTAAATGATTGGACATATGTTCAAAAAGCAAAGAAAAATAAAATGAACAATTCATATAAAGAAGTGTCTATACATTTAGATGAAAACAAGAAGGAGTAAACTAATATCATGAAAATAAACCTACTAAAAAGGTTACTAAGAAACACAGCCGCAAAATTAATTGCGGCTTTTTTAATGCTCAGTAGCGGCCAGTCAAACGCTGCACTTGTCCTGACCAATGGCAGCTTTAGTGATACGACTGGTCTAAGTATTGTTGGCGGTGGTTGGTATTCTGGCGTTCCAATCGGCTGGAGTAGCGACAGACCAGATACAACTTATTCAGTCTTAAATACTGGCGATACTTATGTTGCCAACTTGTCTCAACTCACTCGTATATCTCCTGCATTTTCTGCTCTCACTCAAAGCGTTGGAACTACAGATTATTTTGGTGATGTTACGATGAAGTTTGACATGTCAACCTTCATTAATGCTCCTGATTGGCAAGTTGGGGCTGCGATCTATTCAAACAACTTCGGTAGTCTCCTTGCCCTTAAGCAAATCAAAAACGGAAGCGCATTTGCAGACCCTGTAACAGGTGACGTTCCAAACGGTATCGGAACCTTTGAGCTCACAGCGTTGAATGTCGCCGCAGGATCCGATATTCAAGTCGCCTTCTGGACAACTGGAGGCACTCCAGCCTTGACCAATGTCTCTATAATTCCTGAACCTACAGCATTGGAGTTAATCTCACTGCCAGTAAAAGTGGGTCTGTACATGGTGGATAATATTTCAAAGAATATTTACACATGTGGAATAAACCCTAGAAAATTTAATGCACTACACATTGTGTACTAATTTATGAAAAAAACAATAACAACAATACTAACAATAGCAATACTAGCTATATCTAATATCTCACAATCAGCAGTATCATATGTAGGTACTGAGACTGGAGGCGCAAGCAATGGCTATTCAGTACAAAATTGGTCAAACGCTAGTGTATCTAAAGCTTATGATGTAGGAGGCGATGTATATGGTTCTTCTGGCTACATTCAAATACGTCCTATGCCTTGGGATCCAAGTTCAGCAAGTATTGGTGAAGCTACAGGTTCTGGAAACCTTCTTGGCACAGATGCAAGCTCCAATCCTTCATTGAGTTTAACTCCATCTTTTGTTAGTTCATTTTCTGGAGGAGCAGGTACATTTGTTAACTATGGTGGTTATAATATTTTTAGAGGCCCTGATGGTTCATTGCTTTACAGACAAGGCGCATTATCAGTACCAGTGAACAATGGTCCTTATGATACACCCGCAGGATCGAATAATGGTTATTTTGGTGTGGCTTTTAGTTTTACCATAAATGCTCCAACCACATTCAGATTTGGTTTAACTGTAGATACAGCTGCTAATGGTTTGTATGCACCAGATTATGTGGGTGTGTACAGTGCCAGAACAGGCACAGTTCTCTCCACGCAATTAACCAGAGATGGTAATCCTGATATGGCAGTCTTTGAAATTGAAGCATTAGTAAATGAAACATTTACAGTATCAGTATGGCAATTAGCTGGCACTCAAAGTATTGCTCCTTTTAGTTTAGCTACATTTGATGCTGTTGCAATTCCAGAACCTCTTACGATTAGCCTAATTCCAATTACATTATTTCTTGCATGTAGAAAAAGAAAAATATGAAAAAAATAATACTAACAATACTAACAGTACTAACATTAACTTTTTATTCACACGCTGCGACAGATACTTGGAGTGGCGCCACAAGTAGCGACTGGTCCACTGGAGCCAACTGGAGCCTTGGCTATGCTCCGACAAGTGTAGATATGGCAAGATTTATGTGGTCCACAGCAAATGCTCCGACTCTTGGCGCGGGTTCTTTTATAACCACAAAAATGTATTTTTTCTCCAGCGGAGCTCTGCCGAATTATAATTTCACTGGTGCGGGTAGTGCTAACACGACACTAAAAATCGATCCTAATTCGGGCTCGACGGTAAGTTTCATTGAAAACGCTGGAGGCACTTCGGGTGGAATCAATCAAACCTTTAGTAATTTAACTCTTCTGCTTCAGGATTCTAATCTAACAGGGCAGACGAAAATTCAAACTGGAGACGGACGATCAGTTACCATCGCTTCGAATGCAACCTTGCAAATTGGATTTACAACTACCCAGACGGTGATACTTGAGGCGAACTCGCCTCAAACAGGATCTGGCACACTAAATGTCAACGGTGTGCTGAACGCTGGAGTTACAGGTTCAACCATCTCGGTTGAGAAATCAGGGGTCTTAAACTTGAACTTGGCGGCGGGAAGTGATTTCACCAATCTGCAACTGAGTTCCAAAAATGGTGGTGTAATTAATTTTTTGGCTGGTGGAGACTTGGGAGGATCTGTCTCGATATATTCTGGTGGTGTTGCTAACGTAGCCACATCTGGCATGACATTAGATACAACACAGTTTTCTATAGTGAGTGGTGGAAAAATCAGCACAACGTACACCAGCGGAACTTCAACCCTTGGCGGATTGCTCAGTCTCGCAAATGGGACAGGGGGGCCAACAAGCACATTTGATGTCGCTTCTGGCGGAATCTTGGCGCTGACTAATCGAGTTCAATTGGGTAGTGCTTCGGCAATTGTAGAGAAAACTGGAAACGGAACGTTAGCTCTCACCTATTCTGGTGGAACTGGGAACTCCTTTACCGCAAGTGCATTTAATGTCAAGGCAGGAACTCTTCTGGTGAATAATATTGGGAACAGTACGGCCAGTGCTGCTGCTGTCAATATTTTCTCTGGAGCGACTCTTGCTGGAGCGGGTAGGATTACGGGTGCGACCACAATCAGCGGTATCTTAGCGCCAGGAAACAGCATTGGTACACTCACGGTAGCAAATGATGTGACTTGGAATGGAAGTCTATTAGGCGGGGATGCAACTACTGATTGGAAGTTTGAGTTGGGCGCAGCTAACACGGCGGATCTTCTCCAGATTACTGGTGCAGAAAGCGAGTTTATCAAAGGCACAGGAACGACTTTTCGTTTTGATTTCTTGGGCAGCACAGCTACAGGTACATTCAAGCTGGTGGATTGGGATAGCATTGTGCCATGGACTGGTGGTGAGGTGGAAGGCACAAACTTTAGTATAGCAGATTTCACCTACACTAATCTGGGGGGTAGCAATTTTGGTACTTTTCAATTTAACGGATCTCAGCTCGAGTTTCAAGCTATTCCTGAACCATCAGCTGCATCTTTAATGGTTCTAGGAGGAGCAGCACTATCATTACTTGGACTAAGAAGGATTAAAAATTCATGAAAAAACTAATAACAACAATACTAACAACAGCTCTATTAACTATAGCTAATAATGCTCAAGCAGTAGTTTTTTTGTGGAATAATACTGGAACAAATTGGACATCTCCAACAAGCTGGACCAATGGCGTACAACCATCATCAACTAGTTCTAGTACCACCACAGATGAAATTCAGTTTGGCAATGTTGGAGCCAATAACAATACTGTTGTGTTGACTTCAGCCACCAGAGCTGCTCAGAATATAACATTCTTAACAAATGCTAATGCATATAATATTAACAGTTTCAATGGCGCTCAAACATTATCATCTAGAGCAGGAATTACAAATAATTCTACTGCTACTCAAACATTTAATATATTAGTAGAAAATGCTAATAATAGTAATACATGGTTTCAAACTGCAGGTGGCGAATTAGTATTCAATAATGTAGCTTCTCTCACAACTGCTTCTTCTAGCACATCCAGACTATTAACTCTAGCAGGAGATGGTGCATTCACATTTAATAATGAATTGAGACAAGGTGGTTCAGCTACAGGTGGTAGAGTTTTATATACAGGCAATGGTACAGTCACATTCAATGGCACTAACATTCTGGGTGGAGGGTTTGAAATTAAAGGAGGTGGCACTGTGAATGTGAATGGTGGCACTGGCATGGGCACAGGATTAATAACAATTGCAGCTGCAACTGGCACAACCAATGGTCCTAAATTGATAATCAATACAACCAATGGTCTATCTGTTGCCAACAGCTTCAAGGGTTCCAGCAGCTTATCTACCATGGCCACATTGGATTTACTAGCAGGCAATGATACAAATGCAGTCATGACCTTTGTTGTCAATCAGTATCAAGGCAACAACATGAGCTTCACCAACCACGGTATAGGTAAAACACTGTTACAATTCACCAATGCTTCCAACATACTCACATCATCCACAGATAACAGTGGTGGCAGAAGATTGATTAATAATAGCGCTAGTTTAACTATACAGTTTGATGGTACATTGGACATTGGATCCACAACTGCAGATGTTAATATTGTAGGTGGAGCAGGTGATTTTCTATTCAAAGGATCTCTGCTCAACACAGCCTCAGTGCTCAGAGGATTAACCAAGACAGGCACTGGCACAGTCACTTTGCAAGCGGTCAATACTTACAATGGAGAAACTATTGTTCAAGATGGCACATTAATAGTGAATGGTTCTTTGCAGAGCCCTCTGACTACAGTAAATAATGGAGCTTTATTGGGTGGATCTGGTTCACTACAAGGAGTACTTTTAAATCGTGGCACTATATCAGCAGGAAATAGCGCTGGCTTATTAAGTATGAATAGTTTAAATGCAAGTAATGGTAATTTTATTTTTGAGTTAGGTGCACCAAGTTCTAGAGGCATTACTTACGATGCAATAGATGTAAGTAGTTTATTAACTCTTGGAACAGACACAGACTTTACATTTGAAACATTAAACAATTATGTATTTGCAGATGGAGATACTTACGATCTATTCAATTGGGGTTCAGCGGATATGACTAACTTTAATGTGTCAGTACTCGAAGCTGCACTACCTTCTTTGGCAAGCACACCTGAATTGACATGGAATGTATCACAGTTTACTTTGGATGGTTCAGTTTCTGTTAGTATTATACCTGAGCCAACAGTATTAGAATTAATAACTGCACCATGGCAAGCTTTAAAAGCTTTATGTAGAATGCAAGCAGAATTTGCAGAACAAAACCCCGTTATTGCTACCATACAAACAGGAATATAATTTATGAAAAAACTAACAACATTAATTGGGGAGATAACTTCTTTTGCAACAGATGAAATGGTTAGTGTTATCTCTGTTCCAGAACCATCAGCTCTTCAATTATTTGGAATAGGTTTGATTTCTTTGCTCGCTTGTCATAGAATAAATAAAAGAAATGGATAATCAATTGAGAAACTTATTATTGAGTAATTATGAAAGAAGCCTTCCATCCAAAAGGGATACAGAAGATTTTATAAGTAATTTCCATCAATATAGAGCCCAAAAGAAAGCACAAGAAAAGACACATTATGGTTTAGCTTTGTTGGCTATATTAATTTTAACTGCATTAGGATCAATAGCCTTAAAAGAAACAACAAATAAATTAGATATACAAACAGCTAGTGGTCAAGTTCAAAAATGAAATTAATATATATACTATTAGCCGCAATTTTAATTCAATCTTCTTATGCTGAAGATAAAATCAAAATATCAATAAATAAAGATAAGAATGGTAAAATAACTTTAGTTAGCTCTGGACATTCAGCTCCAATATCTTTTGATATTATGGGCAAAAGCTATGATGTTCCATCTGGTGGTGGATCAGTAGAAGTTGAATCAAAAGAATTTGAATCTAAAACAGAAACAGAGATTGATCCTGCTTTAGATGTTAATGCTGAGAGCGGATCTGAAAATCGTAGTAGCAATATCTCGCAGCCATTTGGATCTCAACAATTTAACTCTTTACTTATACCGCCAGTAAATTCTAATCCAAATCCACTAGAAGCAACCCCAATTTAATCTGGTGTAAGCTTATGTATGGCGATCAAAATAAAAAATTGGTGGGGTAATTTAAAAACTTATGATAAGTTCTTTTTTATCACCTTCATTCCTGCGATACTTTTTACGCTTTGGGGGCTAAGTGACCTTTATATTAATTACTTTGATTTATTAAGTAAGGAAGATCATCTTCAATTCTTTCTTAGAGTATTCTTTCCAGTCTCAATAGCTACTTTAGTAACAGTATTAGAACGAAATAAAAGACGAAAATTAATAAAAGATATAAAAGATTACTTAAATAGATAGAGTGTAATACTATTTATGATATATAACCCAGGTAAAGGTAATTTAGTAAATACAAATACAGATCAAACTACAAATGGAATTAAAAATTAATCTTTCAATAAGATAATAAAAATATGATATTAAATCCAGGTAGACCAGATATAAATAAAGCGGTAATTCCCTCTACTCAAATTTCAGATTCCACAACTGCTGGAAGGGCTTTATTAACGGGCCCTAGCGTTCAATCTCAAAGACAAACTTTAAGTCTTTTTCCAACATATTCTAGTTACGCAGATCTTGTAGCAAATGGTCCACAACAAACAAGTAGAGTTTATATAACAACTGACGATTGGAGAACTTATGCATGGGTTTCAAGTATAAGTCAATATATTGAAGTATCTCCTTCTGTCTCATCTGTAAATTCTGGAGTTATGATTTCTAGCGGAATAAACGGTGATTTTAGTAATTTAAATGGACTTGTAAAACAAGTTGCTGAGGAATGGTGGGAGGGTGTGCCAATTGGCTGGTCTGGAGTTAACTCACTTTATACAGTATATAGTGGTATTAACACTAATAATTATATAGCTAACGTAGCAGCACTATCGACAGGACCTGCTGGTAATTCTTTTCGTCAAAATTTAGGAAGATTACCAATAACTTCAGATGTAGAATTAACATTTACTTTATTGAATTCTTTTCCAGCTTTTGGTACTCCAGTTTTAAATGCAGCAATATATGATATAGGTTATAATAATCTTGCTACAGGTTCATATTCTACAACAACTAGCGGTACATTTACATTAACTGGAAATTCAATTCCAGCAAATACTAACATTATTGTAGGATTTTGGGCAGACGCTGCTAATCCAGCTCTAGATAATGTATCAATTTCTCAAACTACGCCAGCAACTACATGGATATTTCCCACTACTTTACCAAGAAATAGTGATAATTTACCAAGTGGCGCTTTATGGGTAGATGTAGCTGCTGGAAATGTATTAAAAATTAAATTATAAATAATACTATTTCAATCTTTCAATAAGATAAAACATATAAACAAATACTGCCAAGCAAATTAATCCAGTTGCAATTGTCATATAAAAAATTACACTTATAAAAATAAGTGTAATGATATACATGCCAATACCTTCAAAAAAAGATAATGAGAAACAAGGTGATTACATGGGTCGCTGCATGGAATTTATGAAAGATGAGAAATATCCTCAAAAACAAAAAGTAGCAATTTGTTTAAATACTTATAGCAACCCCAAAAAGAAAAGTAAAGCAGCAGACAGAAATAGCATTGAAATTGATTTTTCAGATAAGATTAAAGAAATTAAAGATAAAAAAGCACAAATAGAAGCAGAAAAAGAAATTAAAACCCAACCAGTTATTGAGCAAAAAATTGAAACTCCAGCCCCTTTACCACAAAACCCAGTTATTGAACCAGCTCATAATGCAGTAACCGCCCCAGCTCCAGAAGTTAAAGCAGATCTTAAAATAGAAGAAACAAAGGTTTCTTCCGAATCAACGCAATCATCTTAAATAATTATTTTAATTGGATTTAAATTAATATTTAATATATAATTATATTAAATGAAAAGATATTGTACCTCTTGTGGATCTCCAACAGATTATTCTTTAAAAAAACCCCAATTTTGCTGTAATTGCGGTAAATCATTTGATAATAATCAAACTGTTCAAGATAAACCTGTTATAGCTAATAATACGATTAATCGTGCTCGCCCTAATCTTAATCAGAAATTAAGAAATTTCAAAAATATTGAAAATGATGATCACGAAAATTATGATGACGATAATGATGATTATGATAATAATGTTAATCATGTTCCAAATATAAATGGTTTAGAAGTAGAAACTTTTGCAGAAAAAACCAGAGGAGAAAAAATAGGAGATTTAATGAAATCTCCCTCAAAACCAAATAAAAGAAGTCCTTCAAAAACAAAAGCTCAAAAAATATCAAATAAGAAAATTCTTGAAGATTTCAAAAAAGAAGCTGGATCTATCCGAAGATCAAAGTAATGAGCAAAAAGAAGGCTAAGTTTGAGGAAAAAATTTCTGAAATAGATCAAGAAATCTATAAGAGGAAAAATAAATGGAATTTAACAGCTCTTGCTTGGATGGATTTCAGTGATGTTTCTCAAATTTTAAGAATACATATAAATAATAAATGGGCGCTTTACGATCAAAATCAACCACTTGCTCCTTGGGTTAATAGAATCATAAGCAATCAAATTAAAAATTTGATTCGTAATAATTATGGAAATTATTCGAGACCTTGTTTAAAATGTTCAGCTGCAGAAGGTGAAGATCTATGTAAAATATATGGCAAACAATGCGGTTCATGTTCTATTTATAAGAAATGGGAGAAAAGAAAAAAATCAGCTTACGATATTAAACTTCCAGTAGCCTTAGAGAATCATACTCAAGAAGTTCATAACATGGTACATGATAATATCAATATCGAAAAGAGCGCGGAGAATATTCACAATAAAATGTCAAAAATGTTAAAGTTATCTGAATGGAAATTTTATGAATTAGTTTATGTTCAACATAAGTCAGAAGAAGAAGCTGCAAGAATAATGGGATATAAAACTACTGAAAAAAATAGATCAGCAGGATACAAGCAAATTAAAAATCTTAAAAAATCAATTATACAAAAAGTTAAAAAATATATCTATAGCGGAGAAATAGATATACGTTAATATGTCAGACGATATACTAATACTAACCGAAGACCAACAATTAAAACTCCTAAAAGAATGGAATGATAGGCCGAATAATCCTCCATCTTTAGCAGAATTAGTTAAATTAGCTTTTGATAGAGATGATTTAGACGGACGAAGCAAAGAAGGAAAAGCTGTTAAACAATTTTTAGCTTCAAGACAAATTAAACCAAAGAAAAGCCACGAATACGAAGCAAAAGGTTTAATAGAATTAACAATAGACCAAAAAGAATATATTAGTAACAATTGCCACACTATGACTGGGTTAGAGATGGCAAAAATTTTATTTAAAAATGAATCATTAACTAACTTATGCCAAGAAACGAGAAGTATTCTTGAGCATATGAAAAATATACCGAGCAATATTAAATTCAATAATACTGAAAATGAAAATGCCTCTACAGAAGGATACAAACCACCCCGTAGCGAAGAAAGAACAATAGCGAAAATTAATAAATATGTTTTAGATGGAATTGATAAGAACAAGCTTACCCATAAACATAAAAAAGAAATAAACTCATTAATTGGTTATATGAATACTCATAGATTTACTCATCAAATGAATATTTACGATAACGAACCAGATAGAGAATTATTCGAAAGTAGTTTCGTAAGATACACTTACGATAAAGGAGATCTTTCTCAAGAAGAAGTAGATCAATATATTGTACTCTGCACAGAGGTTGTTATATCCTCTAATATTCAACAAACAATTAATGTTTTACAACATCAAATAGAATTATCTATGCAAGAAGATGGCAAAATCCCAATGGCTCTTGTAGAAGCAAGTAGTACGGCTCGCAAGGAATATAATGATTGCGTTAATCGTCAGCAAAAATTAAATAATGATCTTAAAGTAAAAAGAAGTGATAAATTAAGTAAACAAGTTAAAGAAACAGCTTCTATTATTAATCTTGTACAAATGTGGAAAGAAGAAGAGAGTAGGGCGAAATTATTAAAAATGGCAGAGATGAGAAAAAAGACTATCGAAAAAGAAATAGATAGACTCTCAACAATGGATGAAATAAAATGTAAAATTTTGGGGATCTCAAAGGATGAGATTTTAAATGGATGAGCGTAATATGTAAAGTTGATGGTAAAGAGTTCAAAGATGAAAAAAGTCTTCATTTCGCGCTTAGAGGTTATGGTTTAAATAAAGAAAAATACTATCATACATATTATCCGAAGAAAGATCTTCTTACAGGAGAAACAATTAATTTCAAAACAAAAGATCAATATCTAAACAGCGACTTTAACGATAAGAATAATATGAAAAAATGGTTGAAAGAACAATCATTAGATAAGGCTCAAGAATATTGCAAGAATCTTTTAATTAAAAGAAAAAAAGATAAAAACTTAATATATTCTCCAACACAAATAGAGTTGAGAACTATAATGAGTCCTTCTATTATTTTTTACAATAAAATATTTAATGATTATTATGATATATGTTCTAGCATAGGATTAGAAAATAAGTTCATTCACCCAAATAATATCACCTCTCAATTTCAAAATAAATTAACAACTAAAGATACCATATACGTAGATACAAGAGAACAGAGCTGGTTGAAGTTCGATATTCCTTTTGAAATTAAGACGCTTTCATTTGGAGATTATTCTTGCAGTAATGAAAATTGTAATTGTTATATAGAAAGAAAAAGTCTAAGCGACTTCATAAGTACTTTAAGTGTTAAGAATTTTGATAGGTTTAAAAATGAAATTGAAAAAGCTCAAAAGAATAATTCATATTTAATAGTTATCGTTGAAGAGAAACTTGCCAGCGCTTTAAGCTTTCAATATCTACCTCATATTAGTAAAAAAATAAAAGCTACGCCAGAGTATATATTTCATAATGTTAGATCTTTAATTCAAGAGTATAGTAACCTACAATTTTTATTTGTTGATGGCAGAAATGAAATGAAAAGAGCAATTGAATCTATATTTGCAAGTAAATGTTTCTACAACAAAGTAGATTTGCAATTAGCTTATGATATGAAACTTTTATGATATATTGTCCAGATAAATATATAAGAGAGGTTAAGGATGTTAACGCTGAGTTAGCAGAGCTAAAGGGTTATCTTAATGATAAAGAAGCTAAAATATCTCTTGCTAAATTTCTTAGAGCTAATATTGGATTCACAACTGAATTAATTAGTGGAGTTAAATTAGCTGCATATCAAGAAATTCATCTTAAAGCCTTAATGAATAGAAATTTTAATATGTGCGTATTTGGTCGTGGCTGTGGAAAATCTTTTATGGCAGCTGTATTTTGTTTTCTTCAATGCGTATTCGAACCAAACACTAAAATACTTATAGCTGGACCAACTTTCAGAACTGCAAGATTTATATTTAATAATTTAGAAAAAATAGTAGATAGTCCAGGAGCAGAGTTATTAGCTCAATGCTTTGGAGCCAAAGCTAAAAGAAACGATCAGTTTGAATGGCAGATTAATGGAGGAAGTATTGTAGCGATTCCATTGAATGGTGAAAAAATTCGAGGATTTCGCGCTAATGTTCTAGTGCTTGACGAGTTTCTACTTCTTCCAGAAGAAATTATTAAAAATGTATTGATGCCATTCTTAGTCGCTCCACAAAATATGAAAGAACGAATGGAGATAAGAGAATACGAAGATAAACTTATTGCAGATGGACTTATGAAGCCAGAAGAAAGAATGGTATTCGAGAATACAAGTAAAATGATAGCTTTATCTTCAGCTAGCTATACTTTTGAAAATCTTTATAAAACTTATAATGAATGGTCTGAGAAAATCTTGGAAAAAGAGAAAAGTGAAGCAAAATACTTTGTAAGTCAATTAAGTTACGAAGCCTTACCAGAAGAAATGATCGATAAAACAATCATTGAAGAAGCTCAAGCTGGTGGATCAAGCCATAGCAGTTTTTTGAGAGAATATTGCGCTAGATTCACAGATGGTAGTGATAGTTATTTTAATGCAAAAAAGATGGAAGATTGCACAATTAAAAATGGAGAAAGCCCTCATACTTTAATGAAAGGTCAACCAAATAAAAAATATATTCTTGGAATTGATCCTAATATGAGTGATAGTCCAAATGCAGATTATTTTGCTATGGCAGTTTTAGAAATAGATGAAATCACTAGACAAGGTACTTTAGTTCATACATACGCTGGATTAGGAAATTTAAAGAATCATGTTAATTATTTTTATTATTTATTAACTAATTTTGATATTCATTTAATTGTTATGGATAATGCAGGAGCAGACGTATTCTTAGCTTCAGCAAACCAATCAGAACTATTTAAAAATAATAAACTTGAAATAAATTCTTTTGATTTCGATTCAGACCTAGAAGGTGAAGATTATAATCAAATGTTAAGAAGAGCTAAAAATCAATATAATTTAGAAAATAAAAGAATATGCTTTAACCAAGTATTTACTAGCAATTTCATAAGAAGAGCTAATGAATATCTTCAAGCATGTATAGATTATAAAAAGATTTGGTTTGCCAGCAAAACTTCAGCTTCAGATGATTTCTTTAATTCTCAATTTTCATTAAGACTACCAATGGAATTACTAAAAACAGAAGATAAAAAAGATTGGGAAATGCTTGATTTTATAGAAAATCAAGATGATTTCATTTATCAAACCAAGAAGCAATGCGTATTAATTGAACATTCCGCTACTAGTAGGGGTACTCAATCCTTTGATTTACCTCAACATTTAAAAAGAAGCGCCTCTGCTAATAAAGCTAGAAAAGATAATTATTCTGCATTTATGTTAGCCAATTGGGGTTTGAAGTCATATAATGACTTAATGATGCAGCAAAAAGAACAGATATCCAACTCTTTTTCGCCTATAATGATTAAATAAGTGTAAATATTTTAAATATAAATTAAAAATGAGCAAAAAATCTAAAAAAATGGAAGTTTCAAATGCCTCAGAAATAATGCCCTTAATGGTAGAAGGGTCTTCGCAAAAGAATGGCACTTTTTCAGAAGCAAGAGCCTCGACTGCTATTAGAAGAAATATAGCAGGAGATATAGAAAGAACTAATAGGTTTATTAATATTGATCGAGGACTTATCCCATTTAGATTTAGTCCAAATATTCAAAACCTATCTACCTTAGACGTTAGAGACGCTATCGTTCTATGTCAAAAAGCATATTATAATGTTGGTATTTTTAGAAATACAATTGACTTAATGACTGAATTTTCAGCTAGCCCAATTTATTTAACTGGTGGCAGTCAAAAATCAAGAGAATTTTTTACAGCATATTTTAAGAAGATTAATTTGGCAAGTTTCCAAGATCAATTTTTTAGAGAATACTATAGAAGTGGAAACGTATTCACTTATAGATTTGATACAGAATTATCACTAGAAGATACTTTAAAGATTGTGCAGGTTTTTGGTTCAAGAATCAAAGCAGCAAAAAATATTAAAATTCCAGCTAGATATACTATATTAAATCCTGCGGATATTTATGTTGGTGGATCAGTAAATTATAATTTTAATGTTTATTATAAACTCCTAAGTGATTATGAACTAGAAAGATTAAGAGATCCTAAAACAGATGAAGACATAGAGGTATTTAACTCTTTACCAGAACCTACCCAAAAACAAATTAAAAATAAAAATAATAGATTTATTCTAGTTCCTCTTGATGGTTCAAAATTAGCAGCAGTATTTTATAAGAAGCAAGATTACGAGCCACTTTCTATTCCAATGGGCTTTCCAGTTCTTGATGATATTAATTGGAAATTAGAAATGAAAAAAATGGATATGGCAGTTACAAGGACAACTCAACAAGCAATTTTACTTGTAACAATGGGAGCAGAGCCAGAAAAAGGTGGAGTAAATCAAAGGAATCTTGAAGCAATGCAAAGTTTATTTGCAAATCAAAGTGTTGGCCGTGTTCTGATTGCAGACTATACAACAAAAGCACAATTTGTTATACCTGATATTGGAAATCTTATTGGGCCAGAAAAATACGAAGTTGTAGATAGAGATATTCAAATTGGTTTAAATAATATTCTTATTGGTAGCGAAAAATTCGCAAATCAAAGCATTAAAGTTCAAGTTTTCATTGAAAGATTAAAACAAGGTAGAGAAGTTTTTATTAATGAATTTTTAGTACCAGAAATTAGAAGAATCAGTAAAGATTTAGGATTTAAAAACTTTCCTCAACCATCATTTGAAGATATTAGCTTGAAAGATGATGTTCAATACTCTAGAATATATAATCGTCTTATTGAACTTGGAATTCTTACTCCAGAAGAAGGAGTACAAGCCATTCAAACTGGAAGACTTCCAACTTCAGAAGAATCAATTGAATCTCAACAAAAACTCAGATCTTTCAAAGATAAAGGTCTATATCAACCAATTATTGGTGGCGGTGGGGCTCAAGGTGGTAGACCATCTGGTTCAACTGGAATTCCTCAATCAACAAAAAATGTTAAACCAGTAGGAACAAACGCTAACTTTTCAGTATCTAAAATTAAAGAAAATATATTAGCTGCACAAAATCTAGAAGAAGAGATTAAGTCAGCTTTTAGAAAAAAGTTGAATGTTAAGAAATTAAGTAACCAACAAAAAGAAGATGCAGAAAAAATCTCTGAAATTATTATAGCTAATGAAGTTCCAGCTGATTGGAATAATAAACTTCAAGATTATATTGAAAAACCTATCGATCAAAATTTAGAGCAAGTAAATAATATTCAAGAAATTGCAGTAGAACATCAAGTTACAAATTATATAGCTAGTCTTTTATATCACAGTAAATCTTGAGGAGAGCAAGGTAAAAAACTTAAATTTGAGTATTGACCAAGTAGTTCGCGAATTTCATTGAATTCTTTTTCTTCCTTTACATAAATAGATTCCATTGTATTTAAATCTGTTTCTTTTCGGAGTACTATGTAAATATTATCTTTTTTATAAGCAATATAAGATGTCTCTTTCATATACTTATTTACACTCAAAAAATGTGTAATATAAAATATGCGCACTTTCAATGGACTTCAGATTTTTACAGAACAATTAACTAATACAGGTCAATTAGATTTGCGTTACGTTGGAATTACAGGAAGTAATGTCATTACAGGGCCTAAAACATTTCAAAATTTATTTGTTATTCAACCATTCGGAGTACCAACAGGATCAATTGCGCCAGGAATAAGTGGTCAAGTTTGTTGGGACTCCAATTCTTTTTACATTTGCACAAGCGGAAACGGAGTTGGAAATGGTTTTTGGAAAAAGACAATCATAGGGAGTTTTTAATTTATGGCAGATAGAATTTTATCCGCAGTAGTTTATGATTCCGCAACAAATAGTTACGCTAATTTATCTCCAGCAAACTCTCCACTTTTAATAAATCCCACTGGAGATCTAGTTTTCAATACAAATAATCTTGCATTGTATAACAAGGACTCTAATAATAAAATTATTCGTCCAACTGGACCATTCTCTTTTTATTTTGGTACAAATTTAGATAATGTTTTAATTGGAGGAAATAATTCCACAATTATCGGTGGATGTCAATCTATATTAAATTCAACTGACTCTATGATTTCTGGTGATTATTTTTCAACTTATGGTGATCCAGTGTCTTGTCGTTTTACATATTATAGTTCAATAACAAATTCTACATCTAGTAAAATATTAGCCGCTGGGGGTTGGAGCTCAATTTATAGTTCCCAATTCTCTTGCGTAACTGGTGGGCAATTATCAACGATTACAAATGGTTATGGTGTTTGTATTTTAAATGCTTCATTTTCAACTATTATAAATTCAAGTTCATCTAAACTATTAGGTACTTATTCAGTAACAAATACCACTGGAGGCAGAACGTTCTCTTCGGAAGCAGCATATAATGCAAATTTATACTTTGGTGGTTATAATTGCGGAATTGAAGCAAATACTAGTCTAGCAAGATTTAATAGTGTCTTAGGCGGAACAGGATGGGCAAATGGTCTTTCATTATTTTGGTCTACTGCTGCAGGAAATAGTGATATTTCTATACTAGGAGGTTATCAAAACGCTATTATAACTAGTCAGAGAGCAACTATTACAAATTCCTTTTGTTCTACAATTTCTGGGGTTACGAATCTTCCTGGTATTGGAAGAAGTATGGGAGGAGGTGGAATTACGATAGCTTGTTGGGGCTATAATCAAGGAAATTCAATTTTAGGAAGTGACTGTTCATGCATTTTTAATCAAGTAACCAATAGTGTAATTTTAGGTGGATGTAAAAATGAAATTATTTCATCAGATTATCCAAGATATTTTTCTGGATCAGACTCAGCAACAAGATTCGATAGAATAGTATCATATTCGGCTATTTTAGCTGGAGCAGAAAATCAAATAAGAATGGGAGCAAGTTGCTCTACAATACTTGGAGGTTACCAAAATAAAATTTGTAGTGGATTTTTAAATAGCGTAATTTTAGGTGGATGGAATAATATATTAGGCTCAAATTTAAGTGGATGTTTTTCAACTATAAATAATGGACAAAATAATACTATTCAAGGCGGATGCTTTCAAAATATATCTGCTGGTTCCAGCAATTTAATTGGCTGTGGAAATCGCAATACTATTTTAAATGGATCTTCTAACAGTATTTTCCAATCAAGTGGAATTGGTAATTTGATTGGAAATGGAGAATCTAATATCATAGGTAGCAATCCAACTAATATCGGTTCATGTTACAACACTATTCTTAATGGAAAATCAAATTGCAATTATTCAAATTTACATTCTACAATAATCAATGGATGTAATAATAAAATTACTTCTGCAACTAGTAATTATATTTTCATTGGAGGAGGAAGTGATCATTGCGTAGTTGGAAATGCATCATATAGTTATATATTAGGAGGTTACAAAGGTTATATTCAAAATGGTCATAGTGGATCTGCAGTTTTAGGTGATGGCCAAAATAGAGTTCATGCTTCTTTTAATTCTAATAATCTAACATTAGATTTTATAAATGGAGTTTATTTTGCTCAAACAGGAATATTTGGTGAAACTAATTTTTCTACTCGACCAAAAGTAAATAATATACCAATTTTAATAAGTGGACAAACATCTCAAATATTTACTTCGCCAGTAAGCGCCAATTCAGCTGGAACAAGTGGGCAATTTGTTGTAGATGGAGATTATTTCTATTTTTGTAAAAAAGACAATACTTGGGTAAGAACTGCATTATCTAGTTGGTAAATACACAATTAAAGTGTAAATCATTACATGCGCACATTTAATGGTCTTCAAATATTTACAGAGCAGCTTACTAATAGTGGTCAATTAGATCTAAGATATGTTAGAATAAGTGGCAATAACGAAGTTCCTTATATTACTCTTGGAATGAGAATAGGTATAGGTAATAATCAACCATCTTCTCCAACTTCTCCTGGATTGCCAGGGCAAATTGCACTAGGAGATGCTTCTGCACCTTTGGGTGAGGGTATATATATTTGTTTATCAGATGGTAAATGGGCTGTTGCTCCATTAATAAGATTCGAGGCGTAATTTATGGCATTAGATAATATTTTTGTATTTAAAAAACAATCTGATGGTACATATTCTTATATTCCTGCCTCTGGTTTGTTGTTTGGTCTTGGATCAAGTGGAACATTTGTTCTAGGCGATCAAACTAATAAGATATCTGGAGTATATAACAGTATATTAGGTGGTTCTAATAATTCTTTTGGTGGAAATACTTCAAGAAGTATTATCGGCGGTGGAGATTATAATTGTATTCGTTTAGGAAATGGAAATTTTATTACAGCAGGAGAATTTAATTATATATCTGGATTTAAGAATTCACTTAATGTAATTATTGGAGGTTGTTCAAATGTTATCTTAGGAAATCAAAGTCTTATAGGTGGTGGATGTGGAAATTTCTTAGGCGCAGGTATAAAAAATATAACATATTCTGGCGCATCTACAAATACAATTGTTGGTGGTCAATATAATTGTGCGTTTGCTGCAAATCCTTTTGATGCATCCTCCATATTTAATCAACTTAATGGTTGGAATGGAGTTAATTTTGATGGAACAGTTTATTATAATCCACCATGTGAATCTACAATAGTTGCAGGTATTCAAAATAGAATTGGCGGATGCAGAAGTTTCGTTGGTGGTGGCGCTACTAATTGGGCTATTAAAGATTATTCGTCTGTAATCAATGGTTATGATAATAAAAATTTATCAATATTTTCTACAATCATCAATGGTTGTGAGAATTTTATAGCAAATGGATGTTTTAATAAAATTGATAATGGATTCTGTAATCGCATAGGAATAAAATTTGGTGAGGGAATACTTAGTGTCATAACTGCAACACAGTCATGTTTCTCTTCAATTGATAATGGTTGTTGTAATATAATCTTAAGTGGATGTGCTTCAAATATTAGAAATGGTTGTTGCAATAATATAACAAATACATATGGTGCCTCTATTGGAGGTGGCCAAAGGAATACTATTAATAACTCTTCAAATGGTGTTATTGGTGGTGGAACATTAAACAGCATGGTAGCGGCTGAAGCAGGTTTTATAGGTGGAGGTGGAGCAAATTGCGTTAAGGTATATGGAGTAGTAGTTGGTGGCCTTAGTAATTGCAATTTATCAGAGTACTCTTCAATTTTAGGTGGCCAAAGCAACTGTATTTCTACAGATGGATATCATGCTACAATTGGTGGTGGTTTAGGAAATTGCATCTCTGCTTCTTATGGTTATATTATTGGTGGAAGACGTAGTAAAATACAATCTACTCATACTGGTGCAGCGATATTAGGCGATGGAGAAGATCGCAATCATCTTTCCTCTGGTCCTCATACTCTAACATTAGATTTTGCAAGTGGCACTTATATTAAAAATAAAACAATACTCCAAAATTCATATGTTCCATCTACTTCAACTAGCCCTGGAACTAGTGGTCAAATAGCAACAGATTCAAATTATTTTTATTCTTACGATGGTTCAAAATGGAAAAGAACTGCGCTTGCTGAATGGTAAATATAGTGTAATCCTATATAAGGATTAAGGTAAATGGCTAGAAATAGAATAATCTATAATGTACAAGGTTTATTTGTTGGTCCATATAGTGGCGAACAAAATCCAACCACAGACTATTATTTAAGCGGCTATCAAATATTAAAAAGAATAGAAAAAGTTCAAAATTTCAATTATGGTATAGATAACAATAGAATTAATCTAGAAGGTTTCGCTAGCAAGAAAAATATTTTTAGAGGACTAGCTTCTCAACCAACGGTTAATTTTACTTTTAGTTATACTCCAGATGGTTTTACTAATGAAAATAGATTAAATTTCGATACAGCAAATTTTTTATCTTCAATTCAAGCTCCAATGTTTTCTGGTTTATGCCAAGACAATTCAATTGTTGATAAAAAAGATTTTTATCTTGTTATAAATAATAACGATAATGACCTTTTAGGTAATTATCCATTAACAGATTATTTTATAAATCCAACTGGAGTTAATGATGTTATAGATCCAAATTCTCCTAATTATTCTTTATTATATTTCCAAAATTCTTATTTAACGAAATATTCATTTTCTGTTAATGTAGGAGAAGTTCCAAGTGTTGAGCAAGCTTATATTGCTGACAATATAAATTTCTATATAAGTGGTAGTGGAGTAAATTATACTACATTAAATGTTCAATCTGGAAATCAAAACATAGAAAACACAAAATTAATAATTCCTAAAAATATTAATCCATCAGATGTTAGTGGACAAAATATTCTTTTGCCAGGAGATGCTTCTGTATTATTTTCTACTTTAAATACTACTGGAGTTTTGTTCTATACAGAAACTTTAGAGACTTTAAGTTTTGATTTATCATTTGATAGGCAAAATTTAAGATCATTAAATTACAAATTCCCACAAGGAAGAAGCATTAATTTTCCAGTAAATTGCGATTTAAATATGTCTTTTGTTGTTGAAGAAAATCTAAGTGGATCATTTTTCGATACATTAAACAGAGATCAAGATTATAATATAGTTGTTAATTTTAGTAATTGTAGAACTGGAGTTTATCCAAGTAGATTTGTTTTTAGTGGCGCAAGATTTAATAATATTAATTATAATTCTTCTATAGGAACTAATAAAACTGCTAATCTAAGTTTTAATTTTGATATTGATCCAGATTTTGGAGATAGAGGAATATTTGCTAGTGGAAATGTTTTATATGGACCCGCAGTCAGTCTGCTAGAAGCTTCAAATGCAGGATTAACTTCTGGACTTTTAGGAACAGAGAGTTCTATTGAATATGAACTTTCTGCGTCCGAAGCTTACATACTAAAGTATTAAGTGTAAATTAAATATATGGCAACTAAAAATGTAAAAGACTTCCCAGGACAACAATCAATTAATTTAGATATTGACTCTATTTTAGCTGTTTCAGATAATAATTTAAGAAGATTAAATGGAAATAATGCTTCTTTAACAATTAATAATATTTATGCAGCTAATATAATTTATAATACTGGAAATCAAACTATTAGCGGAGTTAAGAATTTTGTTTCTCTTCCAACTGTAAATAATACAGGAGTTCTTTTGAGTGGCCAAAGCCCTGCTATAAGCGATTCTTTAGTTACGCATATACGACCTAGCGGAACAAATAATGTTTTCGTTTCTTCTACTGCACTTGCTTCAACCTCTATTGGTAGTCAAAACAACATTGCTGTTGGGGTAAATGCACTTACCGCCAACGTCGCGGGAGATGACAACGTTGCTATGGGCCATGAAGCCCTTTACTCTAACACAAACGGTAATGGCAATATTGGTATTGGGAGGGATGCACTAAAAAATGCCAATGGACCTGATGCCAATATATGCATAGGTACTCAAGCGGGAGACGGTATTCAGGAAGGTGGCAGTAATATAATAATTGGACACGAAGCCGATGTTGATAACTCTGGCAGGCAAAGGTGCATTGTCCTCGGAAGGAGCGCAACTTCCCCAGCAATCGACGGTTCGTTAGCGATTGGGGGCACTGCTGCGAATGCAATGGCCAACCTTAATGTTACAGGCGCAGGGGCAGCTGCCGTAGGAGAATATTTAAACATTTACATAAACGGAGTTCAGCGCAAGATTGCTCTTTTACTACCGTAAACAGGTAGTGTAAGTATATATGCTGGAAATGTATTAAAATTACATTAGATTTTAAAATTATATATTATTATAATAATGTGTAATCTTTTATGAAAACTATGCTATCTAAAATATTTGGCCCAAATTGGAGATCTAGCTCATCTGGAGTAGCCACAGTTATAGCAGTTTCTACTGCAATAGCAATTCATTCTGACCCTTCATTAGTAGCGTTTCTTCCAGATCACGCAGAAGTTTATATCACAGGAATTTCAAAATTAGTTGCAGTTGTTTCTGGTATTATTTTTGCATTAACAGTAAAAGATGCAGCAGTTACTGGTGGAACAGTAGCTCAAACAAATGAAGCAGAAAAAAGAACTGGAGAAAATATATGAATAAATTAAACTTAATTGCAGTTGCTCTTTTGAGCATATTTCTTGGTGCTTGCGCCACAACACAAACTGGAAAAGTCGATGTTGAAACAAGCGTCTCAAATGCATTACCATATGTTAAACCAGCAGTTATATTAGCTTGCACAGTAGTTCTTGATCAAGCTGTTTCTGGTAATGATAGAATTGAAAAAGCTAAAATGATAAATCATGTAGCAGCTATTGTTGAAGGACTAACAGTTGGAACTGCTCCAACTCCAGAACAATTACAAAAAGCTCTTAATGATTATCTTCCATCTGAAAAAACTCACTGGGTCAACTATGTTACTGTTATCAAAGATATTTACGCTCAACAATTTGCAAGATTAAACGGCAATACTGCTCTGGCTATTAAGGTACTTAACGCTATTGCATCTGGATGTAAAGATGCTACAGCAAGTTACGTAGACTAATCATGCCAACTGGAATACTTCAAGCATTATTATCAGCAGTATCTGGAATATTCGCAGCAATTAACAATGTATTCGGCGCCAAGAATACAAAAGAAATGAAAGAGCGTCAAGAAGCTCAAAAAGAAGTCCACCATCAAAGTGAAATAGAAAAAGAAGTACAGGAGAAAAATCTTGAAGAAGTTCGCAAGCGTATTAGCTCTTAATTTTTTTCTAATTGGTTGCGCTACTGTGACACCAAATAAAATAGAAGATGACAAATCTTCATATGATGCAAGTACTCCAAAGCAATATCAAAAAGATAATGGCGGATTAATTTCTTTTATTGGTGATGATGCTCTCATTACTCGTCAAGCGCGCGAACGATATAATAATTTAATTAAAATGTATAGAATCAAATTCAAAAAAGAAAAAGCAATTGATCTAGTTGAAGATTCTGGAATTAAACCTTATAAGGATACTTTTGGCAATGAATTATTTTTAATTAATAGTGAACATCTTGTTTATTTTGGAGTACTTAATAGTTGGTTAAAAGAAAAAGTCCCAGCAGATAACATCATAGACAAGACCATAGATAAAATAAATAATTAAACAAAATGAGTCGTTTAATTTTAAATAAAAAATATGGTAATATAGCTAGGACTATTATTAAAAAAACAAATACTGGTGGCAAAAGATTAGTTGTAGCTCCTAGACCACCTACAATCTCAAATATTACTAGTGGTAGTAGTGGTGGTGGAATTGGTGGAGGAGGAATATAATGAATGTTTATATGTCTCTTTGGACCAAAGCATTCAGAAAATGGGATGTAGATAAAAGTATATGGAAATTATCTTTAGCTCTAGCAAATAAACATTATGGTAAAGTTCATTTAATATCAGATAAATTAGGTTGTGAATTTTTAAATGATCTACCATTTGCCTCTTTTTCTGAAGAGTTAGAAAATATACCAAATTTTCCATTAATCTGGTGTTTGGGAAAAATATATGCTTATAATATAGCATCACAAAAGGGACATTTTCTACATCTAGATGGCGATGTTTTATTGTGGGAACCTTTACCAGAAAATTTAGTTAATTCAGATATTTTTGCTCAGTCCCCAGATAACCCATTTGATTCTAACGTCTATAAAATGGATGCTTTTAAAAAGATTCCAGAAGTTTGGGAAAAATATAAAAATAATTCATCTTTAATTCAGCCATATAACATGGGCATCTTTGGAGGCAAAGATATTAATAATATTAAAAAATATTGTGAATTTGTATTAAGCATAGTTAATGACCCACAACTTAAGGATACATGGGATAGTCATGGAGAGATGCATATACAGAAAAATTGCTTAATAGAACAAGGAAATCTTGGCATTTTCTTATATGAAAATAATTTGAAGATAAATACTTTACTAAAAAGTCTAGATGATAAAGAAAATCTTTCTTATAAAAAATATAGTCATTTAATGATGCAAAAAGAATCTGAAGTTATTAGACAGAATATAACAAAAAGATTAAATCAAAATCCTTATGATTTAGAACCCAAGAATGTTCCCATAGAACAATGGAATAAAAATTTCAATGCTAAATAAAAAATCTCTTGATCTTATTCTCGAATTTGAAGTTGGTGGTGGAGAAAACTACTACAATAAATTTTTAAAAAATCCAGCATGGCCAGGAGAGCAAAGCGGAGTTACAATTGGTGTTGGTTATGATCTTGGATATATAAATAAAACAGAATTCACAAATGATTGGAAAGATCTTCCTCAAAAAGATTTTGATAGATTATATAAAGTAGTTGGAATAAAAGGCATAGCCGCAAAAAATCTTATTAGAGGATTAAAAGATATAACTATTCCTTGGGATCTTGCACTAAAAGTATTTAATAATAAAACAGTAACAAAGTTCTATAATTTGACGCAACAAACTTTTCCTAATTTTGATAATCTTCCAGAAGATGCAAAAGGCGGATTAGTTAGTCTTGTATTTAATAGAGGAGCAGCTTTAGAAGGTGATCGTCGCCGCGAAATGAAATTAATACGAGATGGTATGAAATTAGTATCTAATTATGATCAAAAAGCACTATCTTTTATTGCTAATCAAATTAGGAACATGAAAAGAATATGGATTGGTGGAAGTATAGAAAAAGGAATGAGTAGACGACGAGATGCAGAAGCTAAATTAATTGAAGATTCATTAAAAGTGTAATAATATTTGTGAAAAAACTAATATTAATATTACCATTATTTTTATTAATAAGCTGTTCAGAACCAAATTTAGATAGTAGAGAATTACCAACTAAATATCCAGAAACTCCAACTATGGGTTCTGCAGATGATGCTAGTAGAGAATTGTATAATAAATAATTTAAATTAATTAAATTAGAGTGTAACATATGTAAATATATGAGTATTAATTCAGAACAATATGGCTTTGACTTGATTAAAGCTAAAAGATCTGGTCCAAAATCTGGAGCTCAAACTCCAGCAAAACCATCTGAAAGACGCAAAGGCTCATCTAAAAATAAACCTGGTAGCGCAGGAACAAAAAGCGATAAGGCAATTGAGTTTTCTAAAAAAGTTATAGAAGCTCTGAAAAGCAAAGTCAAAGAACACAATAGTAAAAATAAAAAGAAAGTTACATTAGGTCAATTAAAAAAAGTTTTTAGAAGAGGCGCTGGAGCGTTCTCTTCATCTCACAGACCAGGATTATCAAGAGTTGCTTGGGCTATGGCTAGAGTAAATATGTTTCTTAAAATGGTAAGAGGTGGAAAAGTAAAAGATTCTTACAGAAAAGCAGATAGTGATATTGCAAGAGCATCAACTAATAATTACATCATAGAAGCTAATTTAGATCCAGATGATGAAGATTTTAATGAAGCAGATATAGATATCAAAAATTACAATTTAGGTGATTTTGATTTTGTTAGCGCCGACGAACTTTATCTTGATGATGAAGACGAAGGTTTTAATTTTACTTTTGAGGTATAATTATGGAATTTAAATATAATACAACTTTTGCTAATCTTCAATTGAAGCCAATAGTTAGCGAAGAAAAAGATAAATATTTATCAGTAGCATCTTTAAGTGCTTTGAGAAAATTTTTACCACAAATAGATTCAGAGAAGAATATAGATCTTCTTCCAATAGCTTTTGATGCTTGTGTAGTAAATAGAGTCAATAAAAATGGCGATGTGATAAACGCTGAAACCGCTTATGAAGTCGCTAAGTATTTTATTAATAAACCAATTAATATTGAACACGATAGAACAAGAGTGGTTGGTTGTATATTAAATGCTAACTTCAGTAAATTCGGCTCTAATGAATCTCTTGCAGAATTAGATATTAAAGATATGAAAGAACCATTTAATATTACTTTAGGTGGAGTTATATGGAAAGTAGTTAATCAAAATCTAGCTAATTTAATAGAAGAGAGCAACGATCCGACTAGTGAAAATTACATGGGTATATCAGCTTCTTGGGAACTTGGATTTAATGATTATAATTTAGTGCTTTTAAAAGATAAAGAGAAAAATTTAGAAAATGGTAAGATTGTATCTTCTGAGCAAGAAAAAGCTAAACTATCATCTAATTTGAAAGCTCTTGGTGGTTCTGGAAGAATCAATGAAAATACTTATATTTATAGAGAGGTAACTGGTGAAGTTGTCCCTCTTGGCATAGGCTTAACTATTAATCCAGCAGCAGACGTTGAAGGAGTAGCAGTTAAGCAAGAAAATAATGATGAAATATCAAAAGTTGAACAAAATCAATCAGATATTCAAATATCTGAAGAAATTGTTGAAGAAAATAATATTTCACATTCAGACGAAAATAATGTAAAGGATATTAAGATAATAGAGAGAATTATTATGAAAATAGAAAATATTAACCAAATAACCGATGATCTTCTTAAAGAAGTTAAGGCTTCGTCCATAACTGATTTTATTAATGAAGAACTTAAAAAAGCTAGCGAAACTTTCGTTGCTGAAAAAACAGAAAAAGAAACTCTTCTAAAAGAAGTCGAAGCAAAAAATGCTTCACTCGCAGAAGAGAGCGAAAAGTTAAAAACTGAAATAGCTAATATCAAAGCTAATTTAGAGAAGCTAGAAGAAGAAAAAAATGCTAAACTAAAAGAAGAAACATTCAATGTTCGTATGGCTTCTTTTGACGAAGAATTCGAATTGAACGATGAAGATCGCCAAGTTTTAGCTACAGATATTAAAGATTTAGAAGAAGATGCTTTTGCTGCCTATAAGAAGAAAATGGCAGTTCTCATGAAAGAGAAAAACAAATCTACTAAAAAAGCCAAAGAAGATGAAATGAAAAAGAATATGGCCTCTATAGTAGAAGAAGTAAAAGCTTCAACCGATTTGGAAAAATCTACAACCGAAGTTGTAGATGAGGTAATAGACAATTCCAAACTTGAAAAAAGTTCATTACCAAACTCTTCAACAGCTACTGATGCTACTGTAAAAGAAAAATACAGTAGAGCATTTAGCTTCGAAGAAGGATTTATACTAAATAAATAAGGAGATAAAAATATGGCACATAATCTAAGACCATTTAGAGATTACAGTGAGCATGAAGTTGTTAACTATTTCACATACAGTGGAGCAAATGAATCCGCTGCAGTAGTTAAAACAAAAGGCGCTGTAGTTAAAGTCGTTGCACCTGGCTTTCAACCATTCAGTACTGGTTTGCTAGGTAGTAACCCAATCGAATCCCTCGGTTCAGTTGGAGCTAGTTTCGGTAACACAGAATCTGATCGTTACGGCGCAGTTGCTAAAGTAACTGTTGCTAGTTCTGGCGATCAACCACTAGGTATCACCCTAATGGATGTACGCGAATTAGATGAAAACGGCGAAAGACTAGTTTT